TCGGGCCTAGACTGGCACATGATTTTTGAGGTCTTGAACGGCATTCGTGATGACCTCAAGACAGAGTTTCCATACAAGGTAATACAGGTAGAGCGTGCAGAGGCAGATGATGTCATTGCTACACTGTGTCATACGTATGGGCATTTGGGTGTCACTAACGGTAGTGGTGAACCCATACTAATACTGTCATCCGATAAGGACTTTGTACAGTTACAGAAATATGCCAATGTAGAGCAATACAGCCCCATGCAGAAAAAGTATGTAAACACCTCGAATCCTGCTAGATATGTGCACGAACATATCTTGCGTGGTGATAGGGGTGATGGTATTCCTAACTTCCTGTCATCCGATGACACATTTGTCGTTGGCAAGAGACAGAAACCATTATCAGCCAAAAAAGTTGATGCATGGAATGGCATTGATCCTGTTCAGTTCTGTAATGAAGAGATGCTTCGAGGATACAAGCGTAATCAACAACTCGTTGACTTAGATTTTGTTCCTGAAAATATTCAAAGTGAAGTTCTCGAAAAGTTTAACAATTATAAATTAAACGGTAGAGGCAAAATCTTTAATTATTTCATCAAGAAAAGATTGAAAAATTTGATGGACGTTATACAGGAGTTTTGATGTTTGAAATAGTAGCAATTATGTTTATGGTACTTGGAAGTAAAGAGCTCGATGCTGTTAGGATCACCCATGATCAAGGTATACCATTAACTTTTAAAACACAACAAATATGCTATGCTCATGTTTTTGCCAACCTTGAAAAGATTAAAGAGTTTGCATCCTCGCAGTTTGATGGTCGACCAGTAAAAAGTGTTATATGTGCGCCAGTGCCAAAAGAAGTTTAATTGGAGATCAAAATGTATAAAGAAGGTGTCGCTGAGATACTAGATCGTATTTCAAAATTAAAAACCAAAAAGGAAAAGGTCGAAGCACTGCGAAGAGATCATAACATTGCTTTAGAAAATGTGATCGATATATGTTTCAATCCTAATTTAAAATTTGCATTACCACCCGGTGAACCGCCATATAAACCACAACCAAAAGAAACAGACTGTCAATCTTCACTGTATGCAAATCTCAGAAAGTTTGGTGTGTTTTTGGAATCAGGACCCTATCCACACATGAAACCTCTGCAGAGAGAAGTACAATTTGTACAGTTTTTGGAAATGCTTGATCCAGATGACGCAAAACTAATTCTGTCGATCAAGGATAAAAAGATGCCCTACAAGGGTATCACCAAACAGCTTTTTAACGAAGCATGGCCCGCACTAGCATCAACCTGGAAGGAAAATGGGTAAAACATACCGTCGAAAGAAAAACATTTGGGATGATGATCCTGAAGGTTTTGAACGCCGATCATCAAAGCACGTAAAAAAATGGTCGAAACAACAGCGAATTAAAAAGAAAACTCGTGAAGTACATGATGAACAAGATAACAGACCCAGCGTACATCATCGGTAACGGTCAGTCTCGCAAGTCATTCGACTTGATGATACTCAATGGTAAGGGCACGGTGTTCGGCTGCAATGCTCTATACAGAGACTTTAGGTTTAAGAGGTACATCTTACCTCATTATCTTGTTGCGATTGACGATGCCATCGTAACTGAGATAGAGTCATCGGACTTTCCATCCAATAGAGTTATTATACCACCTGAGAATGAGAAGTGGGAGCCAGTAAAGCTACACTGGGGTAACTCGGCGTCAGAGGATTGGAATCCTGCACGACCTAGATCCAATGCAGGTATGAATGCTATCATCGAAGCGATTAAAATGGGCTATAAACAATTATATGTTTTGGGGTTCGATTTTTTAGTTGTCGATGAAGATACAGCTCTATCAAATCTCTATGATGGTACTAATTGTTATGGGCTTGACACCAGGGCAAATTTACAAGATACACGAAATCGATTAAACTACCTGGGATGGGTGATTGAAGAAAATCCAGATGTCGACTTCACATTCTGCTACCCACGTTCAGTGATAAATAGTGGGATATACACACCACAAGCCGTTAATGTGAGTGTACAAGATTTCGAATACTTATTGACAAATGGAGATACATAGTGTATGATTTACTGATAATTGGTTCGTTGTTATTCCTTGTAGGATTATCATTCTATGCCGGATATCAGTTTGCCTTGCCTCGTGTTGTTGAAGCTGTGTTGACTTCGATGAAAGAGGAACAAATCATTCGAATGATTGAGAGTGATGATGGAGACATTGAGATCTACAGTGGTTATAAGTTTTATAAGGGTGATGTGAAATGAATATTTTTGTCTTGAATGAACGTCCAGATATTGCAGCCAAGATGCACTGTGACAAACATGTTCCAAAGATGATAGTCGAGTCGGCACAAATGTTATCGACTGCTCATCGTTTGTTGGATGGCGAGGAATATGTCGCTCCATCCAAATCTGGTAAACGTATGGTCAAGCATTATCGTCTACCAGATCATGACGATCTTATCTACAAAGCCGTGCACGCCAAGCATCCATGCACGATTTGGACTATGGAAAACTGCAATAATTACATGTGGCACTATCTTCTTTTCAAGTATCTGTCTTGGGAGTTCGAGTATCGATTTGGTAAGTTGCATGCCTCATGGGAAAAACTCAGGGACATTCTGAATGTGACACCCAGGAATATCCGCATTGGCTCACAGACTCCATTTGCCCTAGCAATGCCAGACAAATACAAAGTTGATTGTGCGGTTCAATCATATCATAATTACTACTTGGGTGATAAGGCTCGCTTCGCTAAATGGGAGAAGGGTCGCTCTGTTCCAAGTTGGTGGAATGATAAATACAAATAGGAGGTAGGATGCCAACTTACAGTTTTGTTGATGACACAACCAATGAAACCTTTGAAGAGATGATGTCAATCTCTGATAAGGAAGCATTCCTCTCCGATAATCCAAACATCCGTCAATTACCACCGTCTCGGGTTAATATCATTTCAGGCCAGTCCTATACTGGAATCAAGAATGATAATGGATGGAATGAGCAGATGTCACGAATTGCTGCAGCTCATCCAACGAGTGCGGTGGCTAACCAATATGGTGACAAGTCTGGTAAGGCTGTCAAGACTCGCCAAGCCGTAGAAAAATGGAAAAAGAAGAGGGCCGCAGACAATAAAAAATGATTAGCCATAGAAAGGTTATTCATGTACAATCATTCTAACTTAGCAGTTGTAAATAACGATTATGATTTCTTTGAGGAACGACTTTCAAAAAAGCAACAGAAAAGATTAAAAAAGAAAGGAACAAACGTAGGTTTTAAACTGAAAGGCATAGAGCCTAAAACAATAAATCAACAACGAACATTCGATGCCTATCAAGACGGTGACCACCTCTTACTTCACGGAGTTGCTGGTACTGGAAAAACCTACATATCAATATATCTCGCTCTTCAGGAGATATTGAGTACATTTACAACCAAGCAAAAGTTAGTTATCGTCAGGTCAGTTGTACCGACCCGAGACATGGGTTTTCTTCCCGGTAACCAAAAAGAGAAACAAAAGGCTTATGAAGCACCTTATTATGGAATCTTTACAGAGTTGTTTGGAAGAGGAGATGCCTATGACGTACTCAAAACCAGGGGCAACGTGGAGTTTCTATCTACATCCTACGTACGGGGACTTACTCTGCATGATAGTATTGTGCTTGTCGACGAGTGTCAGAACCTCACATTTCACGAGTGTGATTCCATCATTACAAGACTTGGCGATAATTGTAGGGTGATGTTTGCCGGTGACTTTAGACAGAGTGACTTTAAATATGATGACGAGCGGCAGGGTATTGTAGATTTTATGCGTGTGATAAATAAGGTGAGAGATTTTAGTAACATTGAATTCAATGAGGATGATATTGTGAGGTCTCAGTTGGTGAAGGACTACATTATATCAAAGCTGAAACATGGCATTTATTCATGAAGACAAATTTGAACTCTATGAAATAGAGGCAATTACGACACCCGAGGGTCGACAGTACAAAGTACCAAATTTATTATCTGGTACAGATTCTTTTGGACCCTCGGATGTCTTATATGAATCTGTTACGACTGCTTTAGGTAAACAACCTGGCAGGATGGAATCACTAAGAGAGTGGAGAAAACGTGTTGGTTGGGATGAAGCCAACCGTATCAGTCGTAAAGCAGCAGGTCGTGGGACTGCTGTACATACCATCATCGAAAATTATCTAAACAATGTCGAGGATCCCTGCAAGGGTAAAATGCCAGATGCCGTTTCAATGTTCAAGTCACTACAGCCCATACTTGATAAGAGCATATCAAAGGTCTATATGCAAGAAGCGCCCCTTTGGTCTTATAAATATAGATTGGCAGGAAGAGTCGACTGTGTTGCAGACATAAATGGCATGCTATCCGTCGTAGACTTTAAAACGTCTATGAAACCCAAAAAGAGAGAGTGGGTAGGAGATTACTTTTTACAGACTGCCGCTTATAGTCATATGATAAAAGAGATGTATGGCGAAAGCGTCAAACAAACAGTCATCTTCATTGCTGTTGAAGATAGAGATCCACAGATCTTTGTCGGAGACCCACATACAGACATAACACACGAATTCTTTGAGCAAAGGATAGTATGATGAAGAAGATACTTACATTCATAGCAGCAGGAATGATCCTCATTGGTTGTCAGACCACCGAAAAAGCACAAGCAGGCATAGAAATTATCGATGGTCCTCCTGTAGTTCCTCCTATAGCAGATGATAGGCCTTACCCTATAGTAACTGACTGGTACAAGGGTGATATTGTAGGAGCTCAGACACTCTGTAAAGACGAAGATGCCATCATGAAAATTGTTATGGCTGATACAAAGAGTGCAGATGCGGTACGAAAGTCAATGTATGCCCAATCAATGATTGGTCAATGCGTCATATTGCCTCGAGCCATAGGCGTACCGATAATGGACGTTCTAGTTGAGTACACAGACTTTGCAAAGAGACCATCAGTCGTACTGATCGTCGCTGTTCCACGATATCAGGGAGTGGTAGCGTACGTAATAGCGGGTGGCCGCAGAGGGCCACCCAAGGAAG